ATCCAGGATAAGGTTGTTGGTTATATTTTCAACAAACCTTGTAGCATTAAAATGCGAGTTAGGGAAGAAGATAATGATAAGGAAAAAACTGATTCAGTAAAGATTAGATTGACTCCTTGGATTATCCTGACAAAGGATACTAAAATCCCAGTATCTTTGGATTGGGTAATAACTCTTGTTGACCCAATAGATCAACTACTAAAAATGTATGAAGAGGACATCTTAAACAATGGAAAAAATAATCAAAGTATTAGTGTTAATGAATCAGCAAATTCTGATAACACAAATTGAAGAGGTCGGTGCTGATATTGGAGAACCAAATTGTAAACTTATATCTCCATTTGTTGTAAAAAGTGATAAAACTTTAGAACCATTTCTTTGTGGATACACGAAAGAAAAAACTTTTATGATGAGTTCGGAAAAGATTCTTACGTTAGTAGATCCGACTCCAACACTACTTGAAAAATATGAGGATTTGACTAAAGAATGACACAAAGTTTTTACACTAATGTTCAGTTAATTGGAAATCAGTTTTTGGTTCGTGGAGTAGAGAATGGTAAAAGATTTGAGACTAGGGATGAATTCTTTCCAACTCTTTTTGTAAAAACTAAAAAAGATTCAAAGTATAAAACATTAAGTGGAGAAGCGGTAGAGCCAATCAATCCTGGAACAGTGAAAGATTGTCGTGAATTTTATAAGAAGTATGATGAAGTAGATGGATTTGAAATCTATGGGAATGATCGCTACATCTATCAGTACATCTCAGAAAAATATCCAGAGGATGAAATTAAGTTTGATATTACTAATATCAAACTTGTAACTCTAGATATTGAGGTTGCTTCTGAGCAAGGTTTCCCTGATGTAGAATCTTGTTCAGAAGAAATTCTTGCAATCACAATTCAAGATTACACAACAAAGGAAATTGTTACTTGGGGAGTAAAACCATTCAATAATAAACAAAGTAATGTAACGTATTATCACTGCCCAAGTGAGTATGAACTTCTCAACAGTTTTATTAATTATTGGATGGTTGATGTTCCTGATGTTGTGACAGGATGGAATATTCAGTTATATGATATTCCATATATTTGCAAGCGTCTGAATAGAGTTCTTGGCGAAAAACTGATGAAGCGTTTTTCTAACTGGGGACTCGTAACCGAAGGTGAGATTTATATCAATGGTAGAAAACATACTACCTTTGATGTTGGTGGATTAACTCAACTTGATTACCTTGATCTTTATAAAAAATTTACATATAAAGCACAAGAATCTTATCGACTAGATTATATTGCCGAAGTAGAACTGGGTCAGAAGAAACTGGATCACTCGGAGTTTGATACCTTTAAAGACTTTTATACTCAAGGATGGCAAAAGTTTATTGAGTACAACATTGTTGACGTAGAACTTGTTGACCGTTTGGAAGACAAGATGAAACTGATTGAACTAGCACTTACAATGGCATATGATGCTAAGGTGAATTATGCTGATGTGTTTTATCAGGTTCGAATGTGGGATAATATTATCTATAACTATCTAAAGAAAAGAAATATTATAATCCCTCCAAGAAATAAATCTCAGAAAAATGAAAAGTATGCTGGTGCTTATGTAAAAGAACCTATTCCAGGCAAGTATGATTGGGTAGTGAGTTTTGACTTGAACTCTCTATATCCTCATCTTATTATGCAATATAACATTTCACCAGAAACTCTATTGGAAGAAAGACATCCAACAGCGACAGTGGACCGTATACTCAACAATGAAATTAATTTTGAGATGTACAAAGATTATGCTGTATGTGCTAATGGAGCTATGTTCAGGAAGGACATTCGCGGATTTCTTCCCGAACTAATGGAAAAGATGTATCAAGATCGTGTCATCTTTAAAAAGAAGATGATTGCTGCAAAGAAAGAGTATGAAAAAACCAAGAACAAAGAATTAGTAAAAGAGATTGCCCGCTGCAATAACATCCAAATGGCAAAAAAGATTTCTCTTAACTCTGCCTATGGTGCAATTGGAAATCAATACTTCAGATATTACAAACTTGAAAATGCTGAGGCAATTACTCTATCTGGCCAAGTTTCTATTCGCTGGATTGAGAATAAGATGAATCAGCATCTCAATAAAATTCTTAAAACGGATGGTGTTGACTATGTTATTGCTTCAGATACTGATTCTATCTATCTTAATCTGGGTCCTTTGGTTGAACGTGTATACGAGGGAAGAGAGAAAACTACTGAGAGCATTGTTTCGTTCCTTGATAAGATCTGTCAAATGGAATTTGAAAAGTATATTGAAAGTTCTTACCAAGAATTGGCTGAGTATGTAAATGCATATGACCAGAAGATGCAAATGAAGCGTGAGAACATCGCTGACCGTGGCATCTGGACTGCGAAGAAGCGTTACATTTTAAACGTATGGGATAGTGAGGGTGTTCGTTATGAAGAACCTAAACTAAAAATGATGGGTATTGAAGCAGTTAAGTCTTCAACTCCTGCTCCTTGTCGTAAGATGATTAAGGATGCTCTCAAACTTATGATGATAGGAACTGAGGATGATGTAATTGAGTTCATTGAAAATGCAAGAAAAGAGTTTAAATCTCTTCCTCCGGAACAGATTTCATTCCCACGTTCTGCATCAGATGTTCAGAAGTATTCATCTACATCTGACATTTACATCAAAGGAACTCCTATTCACGTTCGTGGTGCATTACTGTTTAATCACTACATCAAACAAAATAAACTGAACAATAAGTATTCACTTATTCAAAATGGTGAAAAAATCAAATTTGTATATCTGAAAAAACCGAATAGTATCTATGAGAATGTAATTTCATTTATTCAAGAATTTCCGAAGGAACTCAATCTTGACAAATACATTGACTATGAACTACAATTTGAGAAAGCATTTCTAGAACCACTTAAAATTATTCTTGACTCTATTGGTTGGAATGTAGAAAAAACTGCAAACCTTGAATCATTTTTTGCTTAATGGATTTACCTATTAACGATGAAGAACTGAATACAATCGTGAGTGCTATGCATCTTGGTGGAGATGTTGCACTTTATCAAAAGTTAAAACTTGTAAAAGAACTCCGACAAAAGGGTTTGCCATATAAAAAAATACTTAGAGAGGAGTATGGAATGGTAGCATGATAAATCTCCCAATAACTAAAGAAGAATTAAATATAATCATAGAGGTTTTAAAACACTCTCAACCAAACCTTTATGCTAAATTGTGGTCTTATAAAGTAAATTGTTTGAATAGTAGTGGAAAGTAATTATGGACTTTTTAAAAGATATTGTAAAAGAGATTGGTGATGACTTTACTAAGTTAGCATCGGATATTGACGAAACAGAAACTTATGTTGACACAGGTTCGTACATTTTTAATGCACTGGTTTCAGGTAGCATATTTGGTGGTGTATCTGGGAATAAGATTACTGCTATTGCTGGAGAGTCTTCTACTGGAAAAACTTTCTTTAGCCTCGCCGTTGTTAAGAATTTTCTTGATTCTAACCCCGATGGTTATTGTCTCTACTTTGATACTGAGGCTGCTATTACCAAATCACTTGTAGAATCTCGTGGAATTGATACTTCTCGTCTTGTAGTTGTAAATGTTGTTACGATTGAAGAGTTTCGTGGTAAGGCACTTAAGGCAGTAGACCTTTACTTAAAAAAACCTGTAGAAGAACGCAAACCTTGTATGTTTGTGCTAGACTCTCTTGGTATGCTTTCCACTGAGAAAGAAATCACTGATGCACTCAACGACAAACAAGTTCGTGATATGACCAAATCTCAACTGGTCAAAGGTGCATTCCGAATGCTCACACTTAAACTAGGTCAAGCAAATGTTCCACTTCTTGTCACAAACCATACATACGATGTCATCGGAGCTTACGTACCAACGAAAGAAATGGGGGGAGGTTCTGGACTTAAATACGCAGCAAGTACGATCATTTATCTCAGCAAGAAAAAAGAAAAGGATGGAACGGAAGTGGTCGGAAATATTATCAAGGCTAAGACTGCTAAATCGCGTCTGAGTAAAGAAAATAAAGATGTGGAGATTCGTCTGTTTTATGATGAACGCGGTCTGGATAGATATTATGGACTACTTGAACTTGGTGAGATTGGCGGTCTGTGGAAAAATGTTGCGGGTCGTTATGAGATTGATGGTAAGAAGATCTATGCTAAGCAGATTCTAAAAGAACCTGAAGTATATTTCACAGAAGAAGTAATGCAACAACTGGACGAAATCGCACGTAAGGAATTTAGTTATGGAGAAAGTTGAGTTT